ACGTTTAGCAGCAGCATCAGCATATTGCCAATTCTTTTCTTTCGCAGCAGTTGCTTTTTTAGTATAAGATTTTAGAGTATCAATACTTAATTCATCAATCTGTTCTTCTTCATTCATTTCAGCATGAAGATAATCACAAACGGTTTGTAGATAATCTTTCGCAATAGCAATCTTTGATTGACACCATTCTGGCATATTGGTTTCATCTTCTAGCATATCAGCAATATGTTGAGCGTGCATCGTGATGATGTGCATATCATTCTTTGCCATCTCTCCTTCGTAATCATATTCTTTTGGATCATTTTCTGGCGCTTCAGAAATGTTTCCTTTAAACTCTTTAAAACTTTTCATAGTATTTCCCGTAATTAAATAAAAGTATTTATATTTTTTAAAACAGTGAGAACAATAATGAAATCATTCCTAAAGTTGTAATTCCTAAAATAAAACAATAAATTAATAACTCAAATAATGATAAAAACAATTCACCTTTAAATAATTTATCAAAAAATTTAATGACTCTAGGAATAACAAAACAAATAATTAAAATATCCAACAATATCAGAACAATAACAAAGGCAATGATCATTAATATCTGAATCATCTTAATACCTTCTTGTTAGATTGATAGAGTATTTATGATAAATGAAACATCAACCCAGAACATAGTTATTGTCAAACAAAAAAAAGAAAAAGTCAAGCCATTTTTGGGCTTGACATCTCGGTTGATTTCATGTAAGATGGTATCTCAATTTGAACTTCAATAGGTAATTTACCATGTCCGACTTGACTGCTTCTAAATCAAATCTTGCTCGCCTTCTTGCTGAAGAAGATCTTATTGTTGAGCAACGAAATGTTAAAACAGCATACTTTGATTCCCAATCTCGTCTTTTGGTAGTTCCTAAATTAAAGGATGACTTATCTAATGATCTTATTGATCTATTCCTCGCTCATGAGTGTGGGCACGCTTTAAACACCAAACCAGAAGATTGGGATGCTGGTATAAAAGAAGTAAATAAAACTATTCTTAATGTTGTTGAAGATGCTAGAATCGAGCGTCTTATTAAAGTGCGATATCCTGGTCTTCGCCACACATTTTCTCGCGGATATAAGGAACTTCTCAAGAGAGATTTCTTTGGACTTTCCAAGTTGAATCTTAGCACGTTGAATCTTGTTGATAAGATTAATCTTACCGAAAAAGTTGGGTTTATTCAAGAAATCTCTTTTAATGAAGAAGAAGAAATACTTCATGAAAAAGTATTGAAGACAAAGACTTTTGCTGATGTGGTTATGGTTGCGAAAGAAATTGCTGAGTATATAAAGTCCCATCCAATTGAAGAAGAATGTTGTGAAGAAGATGTGGATTTTCAATTATCCGATTTTGGTGATTTACTTGATTTTGAAATTGATGATAATATTGATAGTGAATCTAAATCAGAAAAGTTTGAAACAAAAAGTGATGATCTTGGTGCATTAAAATCAAGAACTGTTAGTGGAGATGATTCTGATGATGATTCTGATGATGATTCTGAAGAACTGAAAGAATTGATTGATGATGAACCACAATCATATACTGACATCTTTTCAAAAGAAAATGAAAAACATCTTCTTTCCGAGGAATATAAAGATTCTGTATATGTTGATATTCCAAAATATTCAACTTCTGATTTTGTAGTGGATTACTCCGTAATTTATGATAGACTTAAATCTGAAATTCTAAAAGAAGCGATTGATAATACCAAATATAATACATTTAAAAAGAATAATAATTCTATAATTTCTTATTTGATTAAGGAATTTATGCTCAAAAAAAATGCCGAAGGGAGAAAAAAAGAAAAGATTGCCAAGACTGGTGACATCAATCTTTCAAAGGTATATTCATATAAGATTACTGAAGACATCTTTAAAAAAGCAACTATCACACCAAAACATCAGTCTCATGGGTTGGTATTCTTTCTTGATTGGTCAGCATCAATGGAAGAATATTTTGATGATACGATCAATCAGTTGATTTGTATGCTTCTCTTTTGTAGAAAGATGAATATTCCATTTGAGGTATATGCTTTTTCTACCAATTATAAATCTGATTATGATGTCTCTAATAGAAATAAATCTCAAGTGTTATCTTCTTCAGAAAAAATTGCTAACATCAATCCTTTGACTTTGATGAATTTATTCTCATCAAGAATGAGTAACATTGAATTTGTCGATGCCATCAATATTATGTTGAGTAGGGTATATGGGTTTTTTAAAGGTAAAACTGATGTTTTTTCACCAATCCCATATTGGTTTGGTCTTGGAAATACCCCACTAAATCATACTCTATTGATTTCTAGAAAAGTTCTTTCGGAGTTTAAAACAAGATCAAAAGTAAATAAAGTAAATGCAATTTATTTGACAGATGGGGATTCTCATAATGTAACTTATTCATATAAACATCACAGTTATAATCACATTTCAACAGAATATCTCGGAGGATATAATAAAAAAGTATATCTTCGTGATAAAGAAACCAAGACTGTTGTTCAGATGAAAAATATTCATGAATATTTTGGTGAAACTAATCGTTGCGTTGAGTTTTTGAAAAACTCTTCTGACTTCAAAATTTTTGGATTCCGATTAATCTCTCAGTCTGAGATGCGTAAAAACCTCTCCAAATATTTTGGATATGATGAACAAAATAGTCTTAGAAAGAAATCTTTTACAAAAGAAAATTGCCTACTTTATTCCGAATCTTCATTTGATGAATTTTGGTTTGTTAAAGGAAATGTGAAAGATACAAACTCTGAACTTATGGATTCTTTTGATGAAAATGATTCAGTAACAAAAATGTCAACTAAATTTCAAAAAGCATTATCTGCTAGAACAAATAACAGAGTGTTCCTCAGAAAATATATTGAATTTATTAGTTGATAAGTATATATTTACGGAAAAGATTATGTTTATACTTGACCTCGAGACACTTGATATTGAATCTTCTGCGGTAATTTTATCAGCAGCAATCCTTCATTTTGATGAAACAAAAGAGTATGCCTATGACCAATTATTATCTAGGACTTGTTTTGTCAAATTTAATCTGAAGGAGCAGGTTCAGCAATATAAAAGAACTGTATCAAAAGAAACCATTGCTTGGTGGAAGTCTCAGTCTGAGGAGACTAAAAAAGTTTCTTTTTATCCTTCTGATAGGGACACTAATCTTTTGGTTGGATTGAATAAATTAAAAGATTATGTGGATTCCAATGAAGGAGAACGAATTGTTTGGGTCCGTGGAACATTGGATCAAATCACATTCAATTCACTATGTAAAGCAGCAAAGTTTCCTCCACTATTTCCATTCAAGAACTACATGGAAACCAGAACAGCAATAAATTTGCTGAAAGAGTCTGCAAAGAGTGGATATTGTGATGTTCCTGGATTTGATAAAAATTTAGTGGTTAAGCACAATCCTATTCATGATGTTTGTTACGATGCCCTTCAGATTCTATCTGGAACATAAAAAAGTTTGACTAAGTTACAATTTTCTGATAAACTATAATCCAAGTTAATTTTGAAGAGGTAAAAATGTCCAAGTTTATTGTCCTTTATGGCAAAAATGACACTCCTGGAACTGCTGGTACAAGATATGAAATTTTTGATACCATTAAGTTTGATCCAAAAAAAGATTTTCAATCTCAAATGAGAAAATATGCTTTTCGGAAATTTTATGAATCTGGAAAAAAAGCACATCGTTTAAGAACAGAAGTTTTTTGTCGTAGACGAAATATCATTTTAAATAATGGTAGAGTGTTTGCTGAACGCATCAAGATTTTTGATCATGAAATCACAAACGAATACTTTGCGTTCGTTCCAGTTGAATGTTTTGAGTTTTGATTATGTTGATTACAATTTTTATTTTGACATTTGCTTTTGCTTTTGCGTATTGTTGTATCCCATATAAACAAGAAATGGGGACATTTATATACTGTCAATGGGTTATTTTATTTGGGACTTTTCTTTATATGCTGTCCAGTTGGATATTTTAAATGGATAATAATGAACTAATTTCTTTTGCTGGATTGGTAGGAGTAAGTTCTACCTTTGCTGTATTAATCATTATGTTAACGGCCCTAATTTTGCACGGATTGGATGATGATGACGATGAATGAGCAACATAAAAACTCTGATATTTTGGTTGCTTTATCTAATGGATTGAAAGTTGAAGTCTTTGATTGTGATTATCAAGACTGGAAAATAGTTGACAATTCTATTTCAAGACTATCCGAAAATGGAATTTATAGAATTGTTTCTCAGGAACAACAAGAGGTTATTAAATGAGTGATAATGTACTTTTTTATATTGGTTGTATTTTTGGTGTTATTGTTGGCATTTCTACAACAACATTAGTGATTGATAATTACACAAATTTTGTTACTAAAGATAAGTGGAAATGTACCAATGCTAGAATCATTGATGAAGATCCATCAAAAACCGAATGTACTGTATATAAGAGAAATGATTTAAATGGGTAGCAAATTATTTTATTGCGGAATTATTATTTTTATAGTAATAATAGCTTCAAGTATTATAAACTATAATATTGAGAATAAGAAAAAATGTATTGATGCTGGCGGCATCCCTAAACGGATGGCAGGATATCAAGGATATTTATGTTTTAGTCCAACGGCAATTCTAGAAATAAAATGATAAAATGGTGTATTGGCATTTGGAACAACGAAGATACTTTTTATTTTTCTTATGATGATGCTACTGGAAAATATGGATTTTCTACAGAACTAAAAGATGCTTTATTGTTTCCAAAACGAAATCGGAAACTTGATGATGCTGCTTGCTGGTTGCCTGTTTTTGTTATTGATGATTTGATTGATGATTAATTGGAGTTTTAAAAATGAATGGATTGACAGAAGATCAAATTGAATTATTAGAAGATTTTTCTCAAAATGATTCTTCAAAATATGCTGGGAGCATTTTGGCACTATTGAATCTCCAAGAATATTCTGATCTTTTATCGGATGAGTTGAAAGATTCTCTTTACAACGAACTGCTAGTATGTTACAATGACATTACAGAAAACTTTATACGAATGAGAAAAGAAGAATCTGTAACTCACACAAAAACTATTATTCAATGGGTTGAAAAGTAATGGAGACTGTTATGGGCGATTATTTTGTTGTATCTTTAGATAAGAATATTGGAAAAGAGATTGAAATGGGTCATGGATTTACCCACAAAGAAGATGCCGAAACCTATATTAAATTTCTTCAAAATAAAGAATATAATAATATTGATTATTTTATCATTGAAAAAGAAGTAGAGTGTTAATATGAAAGATTGTTTTTCAAAACCAAAAAATAGAAGCATTGAAGAAATTTTAGCAAGAGCAGAATGGTTAGAACAAATGCTCGTTGCCAGCACTCCAACATTTGATTATGACTGGGATTTGATATTACTTGCCGATGAAGTTAAGCGCCTAAAATCTATGCTTGGTATTAAGTAAGGGGAATCATTATGTATATTGAAGATTTTAAAGATATTATGACTAAAATTGAATCTGATTTTCGCTCAAATGAGCAATTTCTCAAAGATTTGAGATTGGTTGATTATTCTGCGTCAGAATTTGTTTCTGAAAATCAATATTCTAACACATATGCTTGTCAATGTGATTATCTACAACGTATGTTATTTGGTGAAGAATTGTTTGAATGGGTTTCTTGGTATCTCTATGAAAAAGATTTAGTCAACGCACATTCATCAGAACCAAATGTTGAACTAGAAAATGGTGTAAAGTATCAAATTACTCACCTAAATAGTTTTATTGACTTCGTTCAACAAGAATTGGGGTTGAAACAAAGACCCATTGGAATCGGAAATGAAAACAAAGAAGTTAATTGATAAATACTTCAAATCAATCTTCAAGAAGAAAACTCAAAAACAACAAAAGTTATATTCTAGAATATTGAAAAAGAGTTTAAAGCAAAAGAAGACTCACATTGTAAAATGATAAAATACAAAGAATATTCTACAGAAGATCTTCTCACGTTATTGAAATGTGATTATCTTTGGGAAGAAGAGAAGAAACTCATTATTGATGAGTTGGAAAATAGAGGCGAGATATATCTTGATAGGATTGAATATTTAAATTAAAGGAGAAATAATATGAGCAAGTTTATTGTATTGGCAATGGTTATGGTTGGTATGATTGGTTGTGCGTCAACTAAGGATGTTGATTCTTTGCGGGATAGGGTTTCCACACTAGAAACAGCACATCAGGTTCATGCAGCAGAACATTATAATATTGTTTCTGACCACGAAGCAATTAAGGGTGAGCATACTGATATTAATAATAAGGTTGATAGAGTATTTACTAAGGCAAATACGAAGTAAAAGAATTCGATGATGATGTTGAAATAGGTGCGTTGGACGCTGGGGCAGTACCAGTCGCCTCAAGATTAAAAATATTATAAATACTTTAAAAGAATAGGAGTATTTGTATGCATTATGTCTATAAGGTAACCAACAACATCAATGGAAAATTTTATATAGGAAAACGGAAACATGATGATCCGGTAAAAGATTCTTATATGGGATCTGGTAAATTAATCCTAGCAGCTATTGATAAGTATGGTAAAAATAATTTCACAAAGGAAATAATAGAGATATTTCAAACTAATGATGAGGCTGCTCAATTAGAAAAAACATTGGTGACCAAAGAAATCGTAGAAGATTCTATGTGCTATAATATGCACGAAGGAGGCCATGGAGGGTTTGGTCACATTAATAATTTGCCTCCGGAAGAAAGGATTAATGTAATTGCATATAAAGAAAAAGTACAAAATGGCGAAATAACAGTTGGTGGAGATAATTCTAAATACTACACTGAAGAATCTTATATGAAGATGAAGTTGGGGAGCGAACGGGGAATAGAAGTTTTAAAAAATAGGTCTGAGGAAGAAAAAAATATCACCAGAAATAAAATATCTTTGTCTGTTATGGGGTCTAAAAACCCCCAATACGGAACTAAAAGTTGTGTAGAGGAAAATGCTGAAAATTTATCAGTAACAAAAAGATTTAAAGAAATTCCTGAGGGATGGATAACCACAACAGAATGGAGAGAAAGGAGAAAAGATACTACCAGAGGTTCTTATGGTCGTCATTGGTATAATAATGGAATTGATAATTATTTCTTAAAAGAAACTGACCAGGCTGTAGAAACCTTAAAAAGAGGAAGATTGTTAAACTAAATTCGATGAAGTAGTAAGTAGTTTGGAGTAGACGGGAAGTTCGACTCTTCCCCACCTCCACCATAAAGCATACTAGTGAGAGCCGTTAAACCGGAATTATGCGGATTCTCATAAGTGATTCCGGGGCTAGTATGTTTTATAATGGGGGTGAATTGGAATCGATGCACAAATCAGGGACTATGGAGAATCGGCAATACAGAAGTCGTTAGGGTTGGGAGTATCTCGACCGAAGAAGTAAATTAAAGTAAATGCTAATGACAGCACTTATGAAGGATTTGCACTAGCTGCATAATCTTTCTGAGGTTTCGGTGGGTTGACCTTATCACAAGAATAACCCACCATCTTATTTTAAATCTATAATATGAAAGATACAATTTTTTTCTCAATAAGTCCAGAAACATTTAATCTATTTTCTTATATGATGGGAATATCGACAGTTACTCTATCTAGTTATTGGAAAGGTAGAATAAAATGGACTCGCATCGCATTCATGTATATTGGGGGACTTGCTCTATATTATGGATATTTCAAAAACATATAAATAATAAAATAATCTCACACTCTCGCGCCTTGGGGGTAGTGGAGGAGGTTTCAAGGTTTTCCTCCACGTCCAAGAAAAACCTTGACTAATTTTCAACTTTCAGTTATACTAGAATCTCATACATCAAAGATGAGTGACAAATGAATTCATTAACAAATTGTCAAGTATGTTTAAATAAAATTTATGGTGAAAGAATGGAACAGAATGATATATTTGGTTATCGGGAATTGGAAGATCAATTTTCTTGGCATGATAGATTTCCTCAGGAATACTTCTGTAACGGAAAGGGAAAGATTTTAGGAAACATAACTCACAATACTATTGCTGATACATATAACGCAGTTTATAATTATAAATTGTTAGGAACATACATTAATAAAACATCTGCACGAATTGCGGTTGAAGAAGCAAATTACACAAGTTTAAATCAACATGAATAATGATGGGGAATGGATATACTATCTAATTATGGTAATGATCCTTTCTACTGTAGGGATTACAGCATATCATGTTGGTAAAGAATCAATGCGAAATAAAGTTCTACACACTTTATCCGTTGAGGCAAGGATTTCCAATACTCCAGAAGAATTGGAAATGATTCATAATAAGGTAATTTCACTTAACTGAGGCGATAATGGGAATTTTACAAGCAATTGCGGTTGATATTGAAAATCTAATTCAAGAAGGATATACCGATAGGGAGATTGCGGTATCTGTTGGAATGGATAGAAATATAATTCAAAATGTAATTGATTATTTTAGATATGAATGTGAAAAATATCCAGAAATCTCTAAACAAATAAATAGTAGGAGTAACAATTAAAAAAAGAGGGAGCAAAGTATGGAATTTTACATTAGCCTAGAAACAATTGAGTTTTTTATTACTATTGTAGTTGCCGGAGTTTGTTACGGGTTTTATTGTTATAGAAATGGTCTTCGTAGGGGATGGGATAACGCAATGTATACTCTTGAAGAAGAAGGAATCATTTCTATTGATGATAGTGGTGAAGTTGTTAGAGTTGATGATAAAAAATATAAAGAGTGTAGAAATTACAGATGAATCTAGATATATGTTCTGGTTGCGAATCAAGTGATGTGTCGGAAATTGTCTATGATGGGTATTTTGAATTTGAAAGTAAAAGATACCCATTGAAGACAAAATTTACCAAATGTCAAAAATGTAATAGAGAGTATTACAGTCTTGGTCAAATAGAAGAAAATCAAGAATATTTAAGATCTGTTAATAGAAACCCAGAAAATTTATTACCAAACTGATATGTACGTTTGCATCTGCTCTGGAGTTACGTTAAAAGAACTTAGAGATATTGTTAATGACTATCCAAATATTGAATTAAAAGAGTTACAACAAAATTGTGATATTGCCAATCAATGTTGTAAATGTATTCCAATGATAGAGTGTATATTAGATGAACAAAAAATATGTAGTTTTAGTTAATTTTGATTTTGATGGACGTGCTTTTATTGAAATTCCAGAAGAAATCTGCGAAGAACTTGATTTAAAAGAAAATGATTTTATGTGTTGGGAAATTATTGATGGTGTTATTACATTGAGGAAAACTGATGAGCGATAAACAAATCCAAATTATTGAAACGATTTCAATGTTTAGAATGAGATACGCTGTTAGAACTGATGATAAAGATCTGGCAGTAAATTTTTTTGAATCTGATAAAGTTGATTCTGATATGAGTCAGTGTCATTTAGGTGAAACAATATCCTATGTTAGGACTGTAACTGAAGATGAATTTATTGAAATTTTTGATGAAGACAATGATTATCTGAAGGATTGGTCTAAAGAAAAGAAACTAGACTATATTCATAATATTGATGATGGTTGGGAATTTAGTTAGTATTAGGGGGGAAATATGAGAAAAGTAGCAAAAGATATTTTTTCTGAAGCGGATAATGAGACATTTTGTATGGGGCGAGTTGCTTGGGGAGCAAGTTTTACTGTAGTTTGTATTGTAGCAGGAGCAGTAATTGTTACTGGAGGAGTGGTTGGAATTGCCGAATTAGGAATTGCGTTGGCAACAATCGCAACTGGTCATGGCGCAGCAATTAAATTAAAATCATGAAATTTAAAGATATAACTCCGGAACTTCTTTTTGATTTAACACAAGAAACATTAAACGGATATCCGGTTGATATTTCGGATCTACAAATTGATGAAAATGAATATTTAAAATTAGTTTGTTTAGAACTTCTTGATAGATATTCTTCTCTTGATGATGAAGATAGGCAAGCAGCAATGTTAGCAGCAAATGTCTCATTGGTTCTTGAGAATTTCATACTGAGTTTAAAACTACTTAAACTAATCAATAAAAAAGAAAATTAAGATTTTTCTTGACTTCTAGTCTACTTTAGGATATACTGTTCCCATCAGTCAACTCTTTAGGTCTATTTTATGAAAAAATTTGATGTTGCTTTTATTGTTGTCTTTATTATTGTAATGGGAACAAATTTCTATTTCAATAATGAGCGTCAAAAGAAAATTGATGAGCAGACAAAAATCCTTTTAGAATTGGAAGACTCCAATAAAAAGTCTTACGAAAATATTCTTCGTACCTTTGATGATATCAATAAATCCCTTGATGTGCTTGAGTCTAGGTAGAAAAAATGAAAATCATAATTAATACGGTCTATGGTGGTTTTGGGTTATCTCAAAAAGCATTTGATTATTACAATAAACTCTCTGGTGGTAATCAAAAATGTGAATGGCATATTGATAGGGACGACCCATATTTGATTCAGGTAGTAGAAGAAATGGGCGATACTGCTAATGGTGGACTTTCGGCATTAAAGGTGGTAGAGATTCCAGATGATGTTGAATGGGAAATTGAAGAATATGACGGTGCGGAACATATTGCTGAAAAGCATAGAACTTGGAGGTAACTGTGACAAAAGACCGCCTCATTGAACTCGCAATTAAAGCGGGAGCTCTTGAAGAAGCAACGATTACAGAAGATAAAAATGGATCTTTTGTTCCAGGAAGTCTTTTGTATATGTTTTATTATGATGAACTTGAATCCTTTGTTGAATTAGTTATCCAAGAACTCCACAATGAAGTTGACTAAAAAAGACTTACTCGCAATGCAGGACTTTAATCGTCTGCGTTCAAGAATTGGTGAACCAAAGATGAATGAAGAACAGTATCTTAATTATATCTATGGCAAAATCAAACTAATCAAGAATACCAAGGCAAAATATAAAGGCATTGATATTCCTAACTGGGCAAATGATTGTAGGAAATTTGTTTCGGTGACTTCAAATCATATTGCCACCAAAAAGAATGATGATTATAAGAAAGAAGTTTCCAAAAATTATACAGTAGCAATTGCTTATAATAAGGGAGGATATCAAGTCCTGCGCAAAGAAGAAATTGCTACTGCTGGAAGAAAAGTTTAAAAAAATAGTATAAACTATATAAATACTTTCTTTAGGAGGTATTTATGAAAAGAGAACTTAAAATAAAATTAGGTAGAATGTTGGAAACCGCACCAGGAGTATTGCTACTTATCGTTGGTATTAATATAGTTATGCTTACATTGCTTGGGTTTTCTTATTTGATTGTATCTGCGTTTTGATGTAAAAGGAGATGATGATATGGCAGGTGTTACTGAAGATGATATTGTAAATAGAATTTGTAAAGATTGTATCATTGCGTTGAGATGGAATCACAAACCACCAGTAACGGTAGTTCTTCCAACTCCATCCTCAACACAAACATCAAATCTTGCCAATACCAACATCCTTGGGGTAGCAAATACGAAAACTGCGAATACTGGAATTTCTAATACATCTATCAATTCCGCAGATCAACGGGCGATGCCAGCAACTGTTATTCAAAAATCAACATTACAGTATCAAACATTAAATGAACCTGGAGTGTGGAAAGATGTTCCTCCAGTTGAAATTCAAATCAGCATTAGTAGTTCTTCTGGTAGTATTTTGAAACTTTCAAATACTGCGTCTCTTGCCAATGTTTCAATGTCTTCAAACGGGACCCTAAGACTTGCTGATGTTGCACAATATATTGAGAATATTTAATATGGAAAAATATACATATTTATTTAGAGATGTCATCTCTCATATTATGTTACCAGAGATTCTTATTCTATTGTTTGTTATTATATCCATACGATCAATTTTTGTTATTGATCGTATTATGAAAGATAGAGATTTATGAGCAACCATTATATACCAGACAAGTGGATTATTATTGAGATTTCATCTGCCGAAGATTCCGTTAGAAAAGTATTTGCTACTTGGTATGGTGGATACCTTGACGGTGATAGCTGGCGATTGAGTTCTGGTATTACCAAGGTGGAAGACAAAGGAGACTGGTATCTATTCCATAATGAATCTGGTAGTATCTATCAGTGTTATAAAAACCAATATGGTACGAATCTTTACTCTTATGGTGTACTTCAAGATATGATGGAAAGAGTACCAGATAGTGTTAATATTACTATTTTAGAAGAATACAATGAAAATTGATGATAATAAAGTAGTTTTGTTATGAATAACATTGTTTCTTCCTGGTTGACCGACTGTTTCTAGGATAGAGCTTTACATTCCTGTGGATTGTGATACAATGGTTCCATAGTTTGAAACATTGATTAGAAGAAAATTATGAAAGAATACACTATAAAAGTTGATGATGATGGAACCAAATATTGGTATCTCAATGGCAATCTTCATCGTGAAGGCGGACCAGCTTGTGAATACCCAAATGGAACCAAAATTTGGTATCTTAATGGCAATCTTCATCGTGAAGATGGACCAGCTATTGAATATCCAAGTGGACACAAGTTTTGGTATCTTAATGGTACAAACTATACTGAAGAAGAGTTTTGGAACAAGGTAAATCCAGGTAAACACCTATCAATAAATCTTGACGGATTCCAATCAGCACAATTCCAATTCCAACCCGTGGCGTGGATGTTCAAAATGACTGATTACTGGGAGGGTGAACAAGTAATCATCACAAAGACTACACAAAGTAAAGATTTTGCCCATCAAGACGGTCATTATGATATAGTACCTCTTTACACAAAACCTTAATATGAACGAACGAGTTAAAGAACTTGCTTGGCAATCTATTTTTGAATATCCTGCATCACAATCTTGGGTGTTTAACGATGCCGAATTGACCGCATTCGTTGAAGATATTATTAATGAAAGTATCAATGTAATGACACAACACGATTATCACGGCGAATGGTTAGGCGAAAAGATTAAAGAACATTTTGGTATTCCTTTTGAGTCAAAGATGAAAAATAAAATTGATTATTCGACTAATTGGATGTATAAATAGTATAGACGGACAAAGGGAGCGGGAACTCCCTTAATCCTAAACAAAACGCAACTATAACGGAGGAGCGTCATGTCTAATACTATATATCTCTATCTCAAAACCCATAACAAAACGGGTTTAAAATATCTCGGTAAAACTGTTAAAGACCCATTTAAATATAGAGGGTCTGGTATACGTTGGACTAACCATATTCAGAAACATGGTTATGACGTTACTACTAAAATATTATTTGAAAGTGATAATCCAGAAGAAATAAAGCAAAAAGGAATACATTATTCAAACTTGTGGGATGTAGTAAACTCTGATAATTTTGCTAATTTGATAAGTGAACAGGGACAAGGTGGTGATACATTAACTGAAATTGGTTATAAACATTCTGATGAAATAAAGCAAATAATAAAAGAGAAAAGATCAAAACAGATTTATAACGAAGAACATAGAAGAAAATTGTCTGAAAATAGAACTGGAAGAACCCATTCGGACGAAACAAAAACCAAGATGAAAAATACTTGGAAAATAAAAAAGGAAAACGGTTATATAAGAAAACATCCATCATCTTCAGAAGAACATAAACGGAAAATAAGAGAAAGTAAATGGAGATTAGAAAAAAGACAAATTTGTGAATACTGCAATAAGTGTGTTGATAATGCAAATTATAAAAGATGGCATGGAAATAAATGCAAAGAAAAAAAGAAAAAATAAGATATTCCACTAACTGGTGTGGTCCCATCAATCACGAGTGGATCACCACCAATGGTAGTGATTGGGCAGCTGGGAGGATTGATATTGGTGGTACTGACGATCCATATGGTAGTGAACTAAGTTTGCCTCCTATGAAAGGAGATGATTGGTCCAGATTTTCAGAATGGTTATGGACTTTTCAGACTGATGAGGTGTGGACTCTTGAACAGATCGTTGAAGAGTATGAAAAGACGAATCCAAAGATAAGGTGGTTCAAGAATGAACGAAAAGATTAGAGAACTGATGATGCAAGCAGGTGAGTATGCCAAATCTGTTTGGGTTGATCCTACCGAAGAAAATTATGTATCTTGGCATGATCTGTTTAATGAGAAGTTCGTCGAGTTGATTGTTCGGGAGCATCTCGCGGTGTGGGAAGCAATGGACAACGGCAATGCGGTTGAAGGCTATCTGGACATGGAAGACTATCCCCTGGCGATTAGTAAACGATTTGGAATTGAACGATGAATAGGAGATTAGAAACGCTAAGTGATAAGGTTCGTAATGGTGAACCAATTCACTTTTATGAAGCCATTGAAGCCATTGGGTATCAAGAACAGTTGAAACAAGAAAGAAAAGAAAATTCTTTTGTTGGTAAAGTTAGAAAGTTTTTCGGTATTGAATAATGAACGAAAGAATCAAAAAACTTGCTGAAAAATGTGTTAATAACACACCAGGTTGTTATGGGTTTCCGATCATTCAATTTGATGAGAATAAGTTCGCTAAGTTAATTGTTTACGACTTTCTTGACGAAATTGCTAATGATGGTGATCTTGGTCCTGCGCGGATTAATTCTATCAAGAGACTAGCAGAAAAGTGGGGAGTTAGTAATGAATGAAATAATTAAAGTAATAGAGCAACAAGCAAATGATTATGCTGTAAATCTTATTACAAATAAATTATTATCTGTTGGTCAGTATCATCAGGCATTCAGTAATAAATTTTCTGAATTGGTGGCAAAAGAAAGCATCATTGATTTTTATCGTCGATACCTTGACACGACTAGCGACGAAGACATTACTGTTCAAGTTGAACGGTATATTAAAGATCATTTCAATGCTGAATAAAATAAAAATAATGCTTGACATTTATGCCATTCTGAGTTATACTTCACACTGAATAAAACAGTTTCAAACAGAAACACTAGGAGAATAGTTATGTCAGGTGGACATTTTGACTATAAGCAATATGAGATTGAGAATATTGCAGATGAAGTAGAGCAAATCATCTTAGATAATGATTCCGAAGAAAAAGATGAATGGGGTTACAGTAAAGGCCACCATTATAGTACTGAAACTATTGAGCAGTTTAAGATTGGATTAGAACATTTAAGAAAAGCACAAATCTATCTGCATCGTATCGACTGGTTATTGAGTAGTGACGATGATGAAAATTCATTCCACGAAAGGTTATTTGAAGAATTGAATGGAGAACAAGATCGGAATGGTTAATAATATCAACGAATTGAATAAAAAAACGATCAAAATCGCTTCACTTCTTGGGGCAGTAGAAGCACTCAAATCTGCTCAAGACACCATAGAAGCAATGAAAAAAATGGTTGAGGATGATCTCAAGAAGCTGGAAGAGTGTGATGAGTAAAAGACACAACCACGCTGATGTGATTATAGCTTGGGCGAATGGCGCGGAGATTGAAATTAAAAACGCTGATGGTGAATGGGAACCTCAGGTTTATACCCCTACTTGGGAAAATTGGAGGGAATATCGTATCAAACCAGAACCAAAACCTGATATTAGAGCAAAATTGTGGGTTGATACGGTCAATAAGATCCATCTAACCTTTGTATTTGATGGTGAAACCAAAGTATTTAAAACTGTGGAGTATCATGATGAGTAAGACAAGGTTTGATATGGAACAGGAAATTTTTCAATGCTGGCATATTACTGATGATTTGAATGTATTACATGAAGCAGTATTGGAAAGGGATATCTCCAAGGACGAGATTTCTAATATTCTATTGGGATTGGAACAATTATATAATCAGAAGTTCTCTCGCCTTTTCTCTACATTTGAGGAATTGATGTCTAAGAGGGAAATCTAATGAACGAAAAGATTAAAAAGTTAGCCGAAGAGGCTGGATTTTGTTTTTGGTCGGATGAAAGCTGGGGTCCGGGTGAAGGACAAATAGATTGGGGCGCAGATTACTCGGAAGAGTTCCAAAAGTATACCGAAGCACTGATTACTGAATGTGCTGAGATTGCCTTTTGTAATGCTCATTGTGATGGTTCGGATATTTCAGTATTAATCAGAGATTATTTTGGTATTGAATAATGAACGAAAAGATTAGAGAACTTGCTGAACAGTCTGGTTTCTTTCCAGTTCCAGATGAAACAGAATGGGATTGGGATTATAGAGCAGAAAATGCTCGTTATGAGAAGTTCGTCGAGTTGATTGTTCGGGAATGTGCCCAAGTATGTCGCGATCAACCTGATATCTATGCTCTAAAAGCAGATAGAGATAACTGCGCTATCGCGATTGAAAATCATTTCGGAGTTGAAGAATGAACGATTTAACCAATTCTGATGAATGGTTGGAAGCATCCAAAATCTTTATTGAAGCAATGAAAGAAATTGAGAATGGCCAAGAAGAATGGTGGAATTCACTTTCTAAGGATGACCAATTAAAAGCATTTTGTTGTATTACAAGAAGAATATTTCAAGGCGAAATTATAGAAAATCGTTCTTATAGAGGAATGTTATATAATATTATGGGATTTGGAACAGAAGCATATGCCATGGCGCAGGATGCTGGTTATATGAATATACATAACAGTATTTATAATGGGACTAAAGAATTTAGACGATTAACCGAAGAAGAAATTGTTATATTATCTTTACTTGATAGAAATACTAATGGAGCATTGAGTCCATTATCATTTGCCAACTCTATTATGGATAAACTGGACAAGCGAAACAGTGTTCCAAATATGTTCTAGGGGAATATAAGGAATGGGTATATGTCAAATATGTGAAGAATTTCAATTATTGGTGGGTGAATCATATAAAGAGATATTTTATGATGGACTTTCAACCAATCTTCTGTTAGAATATTCTCATTGCCCTCTTTGTGGGGAACAGTGTGATAGAGAACAAATAAAAAGAAACGATAGAAGAATTCTTAATTGGCGACAAAGTATTGAGGACCAAAGATGAACATTTCAGATTTTATATTTCAAGGTGGGAGAGTTAAAACTCAATCCGGAGCAAATGTAGCAAACATAAAATTAAACTCAGGGGATACTGAGTATGTTTTATCTGGAACTGTTGAATGGAAGTCTGGATTTGCTAGTATTCATAGATGGACTGTTGATGGTATTGTTGAAAACCTACCATTGAATCATGGATTAAATATTTGTCCTACTATTCCTCATACAGTTTATAATATGGTTGACATAGAATTGCTAAATAAATATTCTAACATATCAGAATTTTATAGAAACGAAAAATAAACCTGATGGATTATTATATTTCAAGTGACATTCATCTTTTCCACAAAAACATTTTAAAGTTCTATCCAAAGTCAAGACCTTTCTCTTCATTGGATGAAATGCACGAAAAGTTTATTGATAATTGGAATAATACTATAACAACAGATGATGTGACATATTTACTTGGTGATATTTCTTTTGGTAAACCAAATGAGACTGTAGATATTCTTAATAAATTGAATGGTAAAATTAGATTGGTTATTGGAAACCATGATTCCGATAGACTATTAAACTGTCCTAATTTTTGTTCTAGATTTGAATGGATTAAAATGTATAATGAAGAAAGGTTATTTGGTAAAGATATTATCATGTTTCACTTCCCAATCTTGAATTGGAACCGTAAACATCACCAATCAATTCATCTTCATGGACATACTCACGCCACCAACCCTTTTCCTTTAAAAACTCTTTCATATGATGTAGGTATAGATGCACACTCCAACTTCAC